ACATAAAAATCATAGGGCATAGCCCCAAGTTTGTTAGTTAGACCCACGGAGGGAGCTATGCGATTTAATGAAACACAAGTTGAACCAAAGAAAGAACCTAAACCTAAGAAAGAAAAGGTTGTTGTTAAGGCTGGTAGTAAGGACTATGACTATGCAAACTTAGCCAAGACTAAAAAGATTCTTACAGGAAGGGGTTCATTCTAATGGCTGGTAATAAATATAAAGAAAAGGTGTCTGATGATAGTCTAATCAATCTGATTGAGACTGGTATTCAGAACTCTACAGGGGAATGGTTAAACTCCTCTGATATGACACGGGAACGTCAACGTTCTACATATGAGTTTGCAGGTATTGCTGCGGATCACTTAGCACCTCAAGGTGTATCTAGTATTGTTGACACATCTACTACAGAAACTGTAGAAGCATACACTGCAATCTTGTCTGATCTGTTCTTAAACAATGGAAGATTAGCTAGATTTGTACCATATGACAACTCTCCAGGCTCTTTTAAGAGTGCTAGGGATGCCTCTATGATTACTAATTATGCTATCTTTAAGCAGAATAATGGGTGGGAACTTATTCAAACCTGGATAAAAAGCGCCCTATTGTGGAAGAATGGTATCATCCGGTGGGACTATGTAGAGGGTTACGACTACGAGTTTGAAGAATACGAGAAGATCTCTCAAGGCCAGTTGGATATCCTCCTTGCTGAAGAAGGAGTTGAGATCATTGGTAACCTAAATTATGAAAATGAATTAGGTGAGTTAAACATGGAGACCGGACAGCAAGATGCTGAGTTGGTTTATGTTGATGTACGTATTCGTCGTAAGAATGATAACTCTCGTGTTAAGATAGAGAACATCCCACCAGAATCTTTCAGGATCTCTCGTGATGCTAAGTCTATTGACGATGCTAGTTTTGTAGGTATCCAGACAATCCTAACTCGCTCAGAGATCCGTAAGATGTGGCCTGATGTTGCAGACAACATTGGTGAAGATGAATGGGATGAGCTTGGGTATGACACCTCTTGGGATGGCAATGGTAGCTATGCAGAGGATATCGCAGCACGTAAGCTAGTAACAGGTCAGAGTTACCTACAAGGTCGTATGACTGATGATATTACAGCACTAGAAGCCAATCGGGAAGTTACCATAACAGAGTGTTGGATTAACGTTGACCGTGATGGTGATGGGGTTGCTGAACTTAAGCACTTCATTATTGCAGGTGATACAGTCTTGTATGAACAAGACATAGATATGATTCCAATCGCTTGTCTATCACCTATCGATATCCCATATGAGTTTTATGGTTTGTCTATTGCTGACTTTACACGTTCATCTACACTAGCATCTACTGCAATTCTTCGTGGGTTTGTTGAGAATACATATCTTACAAACTATTCACCAAAGCTTGCTGATCCAAACGTTGTTGATTTCTCTGCCCTCCAGAACATGAGGCCAAAACAAATCATCCCAACCAACGGGAATCCAAATGGTGCTGTAGCCGCTATGCCTCCAGAGGCAATTAGTTCAGGCACTGTACCGCTACTCTCACACTTACAGACAATTAAGGAACAGGCAACTGGTATGTCTAAGGCTGCTCAAGGTCTCAACGATTCCTTGTATGTGTCTGGTAATAGTGAATCTAAGGTAGCCGCAGTTCAGTCTGCATCTCAAAAACGTATCCAGCATATTGCTCGTAGGTTTGCAGAGACAGGTATGAAGCGTCTGTGTACAGGTGTGTATAAGACAATGCGGAAATGCTTGAAGACACACTCTAAGTTTAGTTACCAAGGTGTATTCGCTGAGATAGATATCATGTCACTGCCATCACGTATGGATGTTGAGGTGTTTCTAGATATCGGTGAGAACTCAAACGCAAACATGATTAAGAAGTTTGAGATGCTTGGTGGTACTGTACTCCCAGCACTTAACAGTCAGGGTCAAGGTGTTGTTATTCGTCCAGAAGCTCCTGCTATCTTAGCTACAAAACTCATAGAATCTATGGGTATTGATAGCCATGATTATCTTGAAGACTACACAACAGATGAGTTTAAAGAGAAAGCAATTCAAACTGTTCAACAGCAATCTGAAAAGGTTCAGAAGGATGGTGCTCTTGCACAACGTAAGATGGAAGCCGATGCATCACTTGCTGAAGCTAACGTTAACTTTACCAACGCACAATCTAAGAACACTGTGGATGACAACACTAAACAGTTGGCTATATCTATTGATAAGCATTTCCAACAGTGGGCAGAGATTGATATCAAGGCTCGTAAAGAGGGTATTGAACCCCCAGCACGGCCTGACTTTAATCAAATAACAAACCTTGCACGATCAATGCTTGCAGGGGAAGCATAAACCATAGGAGGTGGGGGAATGTTTGGATTACCTTTAGAACTAATCACAATGCTTTTCTCCACCATACTTGGGGCGGTTATGTCTATCTGGGGGCAGAACACAAAGAATAAAAATGAACAGCAGAAGATGATGATAAGTGGTATGCAACAGGCTAGGGATCATGGTAAAAAAGATGTTCACTTTGCGTGGACAAGAAGGATCATAGCCCTCTCTGCTGTATTCTCTATCATCGTGTTACCAAAAGCGGTAGCAGTCTTCTACCCAGAAGTAAGTGTTATAGTAGGTTATACCGAAGTACATGGTGGTATAATTAATTGGATATTTGGTGGTGATGGAACAGTACAGTGGCAGTCAGCTACTGGGTTTGTGATTACTCCGTTAGATACACATATAGTGTCAGCGATTGTTGGCCTATACTTTGGAGCGGGGTTTACTAAATGAGTAGTGGAAATGAACAGGACTGGCATTTATCTAAGTCGGTGCCGTTAACTTTTGTTGTGGGTATCTTTTTACAGACTATTGCCTTGGTGTGGTATGTGTCTTCTTTAGATCACAGTATACAAAATAATGAGAAAGAGTTACTAAGACAAGATACTCGTGTTAGTACACTGGAACAAACAGTGCAGGCTCAAGCCCTAACCTTAGCTCGTATAGATGAAAATATAAAATCTATCAGAATTATGATGGAGGGTATTGCAAGCAGCAAAGACCCCCGCCAGTGAGGTTTAAGAAATGATTGAAGTTTTAGCTTTAGCTAGTGCAGTTAGCACAATAGCTGGTGGTATTAGTAGTGCCATTAAGGCAGGTAAAGATGTTAACAGTGTTATGCCTGCTTTTGGAAAGTTAGCTAACCTTGAAGCAGAAATTGGTATAGCTGAAAAGGGTAGGCATAAAGGACCTCTTGGTCGTCTTACTTCCACAGAGGAAGAAGGTTTTGCTATAGCTCAAGCTAAGATGAAACACAAAGAAGTTACTGATGAACTACGCTCCGTGTGCAGACTCTATGGTCCACCAGGAATGTGGGAGAGTGTTGTCCACGAGCAGGCCCAAGCCCGTAAGAGGCGTAAAGATGCTCTTGAGGCAGAAGCTGCAAAAAGAGATAAACTATTCTACCTGTTAACTGTTATAGCCTGTGTTATAATATTTGGTTTAGGTACCGCTGGTTTATTCTGGGGTGCAGCAATACTTGCAGAGGAGATTAAGTAATGTGGTTTCTTGTATGGTTTCAGGTTATGAACAATAACTTTGAACACTATCAACTAGGTCAGTTTCCAACCCAACTTCTTTGCGAGGCTGCAGAGGATACGGCAAAAGTTTTAATAACTACCTCTAGCACCGCAGTGTATTGCTTTGAGATTATTCCAAATAAAAATAGGTAAAGGAGTTTAATTAATGCCAAAGAAAAAAGATTCTAGGCTGACCAATGCTGGGGTAGCTGGTTATAATAAACCTAAACGTACCCCATCTCATCCAACTAAGTCACATGTTGTTGTTGCCAAAGAAGGTGATAATATAAAGACAATCCGTTTTGGAGAACAGGGTGCATCAACAGCTGGTGCTCCTAAGTCTGGTGAGTCTGATAAGATGAAAGCCAAACGTGCAAGCTTCAAAGCCCGTCATGGGAAGAATATCTCAAAGGGTAAGATGTCTGCTGCATATTGGGCGGATAAAGAGAAATGGTAGTGGTGGGGTATTTCGGTATAATACTAGTCTGCATGAGTTCCCTAGCTGAGCATTGTGACATTGTCACTAGCCCAAACATATTCATTACGGAAGAAGAGTGTCAGGCAGACGTTCTAAATGAATCACTGAGGATTAAGAATAAGTACAGCCATGCAAACATAAACCCTAACTGCGCTGAGTTAAAGTATAATGGAGAACCTGCTTAATGCCAAAGAAAAAATCAACTGTCAATGAAGCAGGTAACTACACCAAACCAACAATGCGTAAAAACCTATTTAATAAAATCAAGTCTGGATCTAAAGGTGGTAGTTCAGGTCAATGGTCTGCGCGTAAGGCACAGCTGTTAGCCAGTGAGTACAAGAAAGCTGGGGGTGGTTATCGTGCCTAAGAAAAAATCCCAAACAAGCCTAGACAAGTGGACTGGTGAGAAGTGGGGTACCAAGAGTGGTAAGAACTCCACTCAAGGTAAGGGAGCTACGGGAGAACGTTACTTGCCAAAAAAGGCTAGGGACTCCCTAACCTCAAAGGAATACTCTGCGACAAGTGCGGCTAAACGTAAGGGTGCTAAACAAGGTAAGCAATACGTTGCTCAACCTAAAAAGATAGCCGCTAAGACTTCTAAGTATAGGTCTAAATAATTATAACCAATAAGGAAACAAGATGGAAAAGTATAAGGTTGCAGCAGAGAAGATGCTGAAAGGAAATACACATCCGGATCTGATAGCAAAGGAAGCACTTGTACGTGCGCAATTCTCCTCTCAACAACGAGAGAGTTTCTTCAACGAAGCCTATGGGGAGTTGCTGGTGCAGTACTTTACTGCCTGGTTAGGCACAGATCCACATGAAGTTAAGACACGAGAGTTTATTTACAACTCAGCACTTTCACTGGGGGATGTTAAACAGAAGTTAATTAACTTTGAAACATACGGAAAAAACGTACCATACATTGAGGACAACACACAATGAATACTATAGATTACGAACAGTTAGTAGCCAATCTAAAGAATATGATTAACCTGTTAGAGTACGACTCTATGCGATCTCCAGGTAAAGCTAAACTGAATTGCAATCAACTTGAAGCGATGTACGGCCTATTGGGTCGATACGCCTCCAAGCAAGAAACATCCGTACCAAAGGCAACTAAGCCTGCGGCTAAAAAAGAAGGATAATATAACATGTCAGAACAAAATGAATCTCTACCCAACACGGATGATGTTCCCAGTTCTGCTGGTCCAAACGAACAAGAACTCCTAGATGCCGTACTATCTAATACCGAATTTCTTCGGGATGATGATGTGCCGCTACCAGAAGAGGAGGTCGAGTACGAG